CTGAACGGGCGTCATCATTATTATCATCCATATTCACGATACGCCTAAACGCGAACTCTTTCGCAACCATATCTGTCTTCTTCCGATCCACAATCCACTTGAAGAGACCGTCAAGAGGGCCAGAATAGCTTCCAATCAGATCCTTGAGCTCCTTCTGAGACAGAGACCACGGCTTATTCCACGTGTCGGGGCGCTGGACCTTAATGAACGACCCATCGTCCTGGATCTCCAACTTGTTGATCCCCTGAAACGCCGTGCGCTTTAGAATATCGCTCATCTCCGACTCCACGAACTTCTTGTCCTCGCGCAGCTTGTGAACCCGAGTATTCACGACCTTCAGCTCGTCATCTAGGGTACGGAACTTGCGCACACACTTCACGAGATCGCGCTGATCAACAGTCGTCGTCATTCTATAATTGTATGGTCTTCATACTCTAGCCAAAAAAGACATCCGTTTTGGATAATGGACCCGCGCGAAGTTGAAGCATTGCGGATCGCCTATAACAAAGAACATCCTCATGAACCGCCCGTCAAAAAGGGCAAGGGAGCCTGGACAGATATGACGCGCAGAATGAAAGATTCGTGCAAGACGGGAACTCCCGAATGTCTCGTACACGCCCTCGTTCAAAAACCCGATGCCCCAATGTCCTGGAACTCTGATCCAATGCAGTGGCTGTCGTCCGACGACATTGACGATAGCCAGAAACACTATCAGAAACTGATTCCTGATTATTACTATACTGGATCCGTCCCAATTGATTTTGATCTTCATTCGGAAACTGGGTCGTGTCTCGTGTCCTCTCTCTGCAGCATGAAGCTGTCGGAACTGTACAAGAAAGGGTACCACCGCGTAGGAATTGTCTTCAACACCGATCCACACAATGAGCCAGGCGAACACTGGATTGCAGCATTCCTCGATATGCGCCCTGAATTGGAGAACGCAAAGATGACGTACTTTGATTCCTATGCTCAGAAACCGGAGAAGGAGGTCGAGCGTCTCATGCAGCGATGGAAGGAGCAGGTGGACGAGATGGGTATCTTCAAGAAGCCGATGATCTTAACCTACAACGCGACCCGGCATCAGTACAAGGATGCCCAGTGCGGAATGTACTGCATCTACTTCCTCCACTGCTGTCTCTTTGATATTCCAATGGACAAACAGATCCCCGATGATGTGGTGATGATGATGCGACCGATGTTCTTTAATTATAAACAACATCGTGCTAAGAAATAATAAGAAGGATGGACTCCCGCACCATCTTGTGGTATGTCGTTCTCGCGGCAATCGCCTGTCTCGGCGTTGCTCTCACATCTCTTGCCTACGTCAATATGGTCAACTTCCCCCCATCAGATGCGACCCTCACAAAAGATCTCGCAGTCTATTCGGATATCGTGAAAGCGACCCCTCTCGGATGCCCCTCGGACGATGTCCTGTGTGACTACTACATGGCCTCATCAGGCTTCACGGTGATTCCGTCCACCACCGTGTATACTTACATTACCACTAACGCAATTACGGAAGTGATTAAGGGCGGTGCTCGTCTAATTGAACTGGATATTTACGCGGTCAACGGAGATCCGGTCGTAGGTCTCGCCGACTCCAAGACGAATGCGATGTTCACGTACAATACTCTGAAATTTGAGGACTGCTGTACTACTCTCGCTAACACGATGTTCAATTCGGGAACAACGTCAGGGTACGCGAATCCCTTTGTTCTCTCCTTGAACTTCCACTCGGAAGACAACGCCTTCATTACTCAGTGTGCCGAGATCATGAAGATGACTTTACGCAAGTTCATGTTGCACAACGCATACTCGTACCAGCGCAAGAATCTGGCGGTAGAACCTATCTGCAATCTGATGGGTAAACTCGTGATTGTGAGCGGAGGCAATACCAAGGGTAATGGAATGGACGAGCTGGTCAACATGTCGTGGGCTTCGTCGAATATGCGCCGTATGACGTATACTGAGGCGTCTCAGACATTTGATCACGATGAGCTGATCGAATACAACAAGCGTAATATTACGATGGTTGTTCCCGACATGCGGTCGACGGAGGTGAAGAACAAGAATGCGGAAATTTGTTTTGCGTACGGATGCCAGTGGGTTGCTATGAATTATGGGTCGCTGGACAATGCGATGGAAGTCTATACCGGTCAGTTCGCCACATCTTCGTTTGCGATCAAGCCCGACCCCCTGCGTTACAAGCCAGTCACGTACAAGAAGCCCGAGAAGCAGAGTGCCGGCGTGTCGTTCCAGCCAAAGCAGATTACTTCACCAATGTACGATTTCACAATAAAGTCTAACCAGTGAATAAATAGACATGGAAGGTGGACGCTCAGCATGGTTAAAAGCCGTTATGGCCGCAAAGAAGCCGGGCATGTCGCTCGGCGACGCGATGAAGGCGGCTAAGAAGACATACAAGAAGGGCAAGACGGGTGGTACGCTGATGGATAAGATGGGTCCGATGGGTGGTCGTCGTCGTCGTGGAACCCGCAAGGCGAAGGTCGGCGGAGTTGCGTACGGATTCACGGGCGGCCCGTACACTGACTCTCAGTTGACGGATGGTGCCGGTCGGTTTCCGTCCATGCCTGACGCCACGTGGAAGGGTCCTTCGGAGCTGCTGGGCGGTCGTCGTCGTCGTCGTCTTTCCAAGAAGGAGAAGAAGGCTCTGAAGGCCCTGAAGGGAGGTGATGGCTCCCAGCTCGCCCCTGTATCTCCTGATGGAAAGCCTGCTGACCTGCCCTACGCCGAGCCTTCGGTTGCCCCCGCGTCATCCCAGTCGTCGGGACCGGTCGGCCCGGCAGATGAGGACGCCAAGAGCGGTCCTGCGGGTGTTGGCGGACGTCGCGGTCGTCGCAGCCGCCGCTCCAAGAAGCTGGGTCGTGGCTACTATTAAAGGATTAAAGGGTGGAATAGATATTCCGAACATCGTTTTCAATAGGAAACCGCGGGAAGTGTGTGTATGTTCCACCAATAAAACACGATAAGAATCCCCATTCGTGGGAAAAAGAAGGAACGTAGACTTTGTCGAAGACAGGGTCCACCTTGAAGCATCCCTTCATAGTTTGTTTGCAGTTTGCGATGAATGCCCAGCACGGGTGATCATTACAAAGTGAAACTGGGCCTACATGCGCAGTCACAATCGCGTGGGTATCGAGAACGCGGGGAAGGTTGCACAGGATATCAATGTACAGTGCCTCCATCCCGTCTCCGTCTGGATCGGGAAGATCAATAATCACACCGTCATACTTCTGGTCTGTAGACGCCACGTAGGCAAGAGCATCGCCAAAAATAAGATTCGTTCGCGGATCCACCAGAGAGCCTATGTTTTCAGGTAGATTTGTCTTGGCGAACTCCACGAACTCCCGATCCCAGTCGACTATTGTAATGCTGGTAGTGGTCGGGGATAAGTATAGGTTTCGGGCTGCGAGTCCGTCGCCGCCCCCCAGAATCAGGATTCGACGAGACTGTTGAAACATTGGAGTCGTCAACAGGTAGTGATACCGGTGCTCGTCCAGCGTCGAGTACTGAACTTCCCCGTCCATGATCAGCATTGTCCCGTGGTTTAGAGTTCTTACATATTGGACATGGCTCTTGGACGTCTGAAAGTCGTGAAGTACAGCAGATACATCGTACGTCACTGTCTGTCCGTACTGGCTTTTTTCCGACATTGCTGCTGAAGAGGATAGCACAATTCTTCCAGACGTGTGGGACGTTGCTCGTCGTAGTAGTTTTTATTCTTTGATCGGGCTGTGAGTAAGTGCCTTCCATGAGATAGGGAAATGGGGTTCGAGGAGTTCAACAATAGCACGGGCGTATGCCTGGATTTCCCGTTGTGCTCCTGGATCCGTTCTGAGGAGTACGAGGCGGGAATAAGCAGCCAATGACCCCGTTTCCACGAATTCTGTATACATTCCTTGGGGAAGAACACACCGTGCAATCTCGGGGGCTACATTATGTTCCAGAAGATGCTCGTAAAAACTCACCGCTGCGTCACAGTGTTCCTTGATTTCAGCGGACAGGACAATAGAGTTCTCGACTAGAGTCTCCATACTTCCTTGCTTGATCTTCGGATCGCGAGCACGCAGATCTTCAGGAGAAGGAATCCAGACTTCAGCCTTA